GACCATTACACCCGTCAGATATACTGCGAACGCCACCAGTGCCACTGCAAATATCTTTGCCAAACCGCTGGTGATAAGCCGCCAAAAGTTCAGCAGACTTTCCACATCGCTGCGCGGCAGGTATTTCTGCTCCATTTCGTCCGTAAGCTCTTTTTTATGCTGTTCAAGTTCAGCTCGCGAAATATTACCACTCAATATATTCTCTATTCGCTCAAGCGCTGCTGTATGCCTGTCAACGCCATCCTTGATGTACTCGACCTTGGCTTGCAATGCGCCAAATTCTTTTGCTGATACGTCTGTGTTGCTCATCTTATTTACCACATTACAGATTAGACATATTCAACCCTCAGCTCGCCGTCAGACGTAGCAAACGCGTAGATTTTGAATGTGTCGTTGCCAGAATCCGTCACAAAATCAATCGTATTTACCCACGTCTGCACGCCACCGACAGTACGCTGGCGTTGGAAGTATCTAGTAACATCCTCTAGTCCCGAGCTATGACTGCTGCGCCTGCCAACCATCAGCTTAAAAACCATACCCGACTGATACGTGCTGGCTTTCGGCGTAAATACGATTTTGAACCGCCTCAGAAACGTTGCGTCACGCTTGTCGATCGCCGCTTCTAACTTGACGCGAAATACCCGCACACCGTCAGAACCAACACGCTGCATGGCTTTCATTTCGGTAATTTCACGCTCGCACCGCGTAATGATTCGCGCCATCGTCTCGCCGTCTATCTCTTGAATCCTCATAACATCCTACTTTCGACTGTCAAATCGACACTGGTATTTGCCGCCACGGCGCACTTCATCTGCGTCAGCACACTGCTCAGTCCCTTTCGCACGTACGCGTATGCAAACCACTTACGAACGTGCCGTGAATCACTCGATATCGGCATCATGTCAATACGCACTGGTGCCGCACTGTTTATCAATATCTTGTCAATAATCAAATCGGCCAACAGGAATGTTTTGTCTTTTTTTGCTGTCACCGTAATAACAAACGGCACACCAGAGGCTTGCTGTTGCCCACCAACTACATTAGCCACCTGATTAAAATCCCACTCGTCGTTGCTGGCGCTCTCGTAAAACACCAGCCCGTTTGATGCCATCACTTGGCAGGTCTTGAGGTCGCGGATATTACGGTCGAGCGATGTCAGAATGTCCGCCAGCTGATTCTCTGGCAGCATACTTAGCCGATTCATAGCAGGCTCGCTTTCATGCTGAACGACCCCTTATCTGTCCCCAGAAAAACGCATTTAGCGTACACATACTTCGTCTGCCCCTGCGGCGGATTGTCGATAGTGGCGCTGGCGCTAAACGCCAGTTGATATGGCACCTCTAACTTATTGATGTCTGGTGTGCTCTGGTCAATAATGCTGCCGCCAATTATTTGTGCACCCGCCAACGTGTCAGGACTGTCACTGACGTAAAACTGCGGCAAAAACAGTGCATACGGCCACTGCTGTTTGCGTGCGGTGAATGTCGTTTCAATTTTGACTATTCTGCCACCGAGAAAAACAGGGTCATATGTGACAGGTATCATCGCGTCATATTCCTGTGCACTTTTCGTTTCGTAATAAATAATGCCAGAGTTGTTGCTGGTTCTCTGTGTCGCTTTCATCTGCTCACTAGCGCGCAGCAATGCCCGCAACCTGCCAATGGCACGCCGCTCCTCCACTAGATTCAACCGCTCACTCATAGGTCGTAATTATCCAGCGTTAAGGTTATCTCTTCACTCATGTTCTCGTCGACTTTTACCGACAGTTGCTCGATACGATAGTAGCCACTCAGCGGGCAGGATGAGTACTTACTTTGCTCGACAACGATACGATCACCGACGCCGATATTGTTCAGATCAAACTGTGTACCACGCACTGTGACGCGCGGCAAGTCGACTAGTCGGCTCATCACCGCCACATCAGCCTCGCAATGCCCCGCCAGCGTACTCAGATTTTTAATGCTGTTGTACAACTGCACCTTCTCCCGTAAGATGAACTCCTGCTGGCTCAGTACGTCCTCAGCACTATAGCGAATTGTCTCTTCGCCCATACCAGAGGCTTTGCCTATGATGTTGTTGTACAAGTTTGCCCCAGATTGCGGCAGCTCCATGCGAATTGCGCCAATGCCCAAGCCGTCATCAGGATAATGTACCACTACATCTGGCCGTTTGTTGCCTAGTGTCTGAAACGTCTCAAACTTGCGGTCGTAGGTAAATCGAAAATCGAACTTACCGTCCTGCAAATTCGTTAGCGACACCAACGCATCTTTGGCATTGATATCCTCCCAGTCATCCATTCTGTCGCGTCGTATGCCAGTGCGGTACTGCTTACTACCTCTAGTGATGCCGACGTCGCCGTTCGGGCGATTCTGCGCCTCCTGAATGACACCCCAGGCAATGTCCGTCGTTTCAATACCTTTCCAGCGACCGTTCAAGTATCGCGCGTCAATCAGATTCAAGTAGCCGTCGCACTGCACCAACACTCGTGCATTGTCGGTATTCAGGTTGCGGTTCGCTTCCACCGCTACCGAGCCAAACAGATACTCGCCATTACGCTTGATTTTGATGTCGCTCACCCATGGTTTCAAGATGGTATTTGGATTTTCACCGATCCGCCGACACTTCTCCTCCCAGTCTGGCATTGACATATTAAAATCTAGCGACTCAACGCCGTTGCGAGTCATGCTCCAGTCGATATCTTGGCAAAGCCTCGTAATATCTGCCACCTTGGTCTTTCCGCGATGCCATAGCTCGATGGTGTAGCGTGGTGGTACGTACTCGTCCATTACGCTACTCCCGTGTAGCCGTTGTACCACTCAACGATAGCCATACCAGTATCAGCACTGTTCGAGGTATTGAAAATCAGCTCATTTAGCCCTGGCACCAAACGCCAGTATTGGCTGCTGGTGAGGTTATTATCGATACCTACCCCATTTAGCGTCACTTCTCGGTTGTATGTATCAAATACGATTGTGTCGCTATCTGTCGTGCTGATATTTAGTGCCAATATTTCACCAGTTGTCTGGTTGGATACGGTCGGGTTGGTGACTTTGCCGGAAATCGTTATTGTTGGCCAGACGTACGTATTGCCATCATTGATGGCGTGGTTTACTCCTCCGCCAGCCACCCAGTGCAAGCCGTCACGCTCCCAAAGCAATCCCGTAGGACTCCACAATAAACCACCGTCACGCGGTCGCTCGAGCGTAACTCTCTGTGCTGCACCGTCAGTGTAGTCGTACATTCGCGGGTCGCCAGCAACCAGCTCGATGTCATAGTCGGCAATGAGCGGCCACTCAATCTTTGGATCAAGAGGCTGTGTCAGTTTGGCGACGGTCTGGTAGACGCGTCCGGTTGGTGTGAACAGCTGCACTCGTAGCTTGTCGCGGATTTTGATGGTTCTAGCAATTTTTGCCATCTCGGCGTGCATCTCGGTAAGTCTTCCGTCATGTTCTACTACCACGAAAAAGCTCAATGGTATTTGTCGCACACCATAAAACTGCTCATCTACACTACCGCCGTCAGCACCAGAAAATACATACTGGCTGTTGCGTACGTCAGGGTCGCCAAATCCTTTCAATGGCGGTGTTAGGTGTGATAGTCCTTGTTTGCTGCCTGCCAGAAACACACTTTCATTAGTGCGCATGTTGGTGATCTGTACGTCATATGTTCTCATATCTAGCCCCTCCTCATCTGCTGCACCAGGCTGCGGTTATATTGGTCAACGTCGATGCCGTTTGTCAGGTTGACGGTTTGGTTGATTTGCGGTGTATTGCCGCCAGATGATGTACCTCTCTCGTCCATAGAGTTCTTCAGGAACTGGCTCAGCTTGCTTAGTGGAATGACAGCCTCTGGCTCACTACCCTCACCAATCATGGCTAGGGTTGCTTTTGTGGCGATACCACCCTCTGCGAGCTGCGGAATATTGAGGTTCGGTATTTTTGGAATATGGACGCCAGGAATAGCGTTGATAATACCTGTCGCCCAGTTTATCGAGTTGATAAATCCGTTAATCATTCCAGAAACAAAGCCTAGCACACCATTTATGGCACCTCTGAACGCCCCGCCGATAGCATTGCCTATAGACACACCTACGCTACCAAAAATACCAACCACACCGTTCCAGATACCTCTGAACCAGCCCGCTAATCCTCCAAATACACTAACTATAGCGTTCCAAGCCCCTCTGAATACGCCACCGAACCAACCGGCTACGACGCTAAACACGCCGACTATACCGCCCCATATGCTGCCGAACCATCCGACAGCCGCTCCCCATACGCCCGCAATAAGATTCCAGGCGCCAGTAAATATTCCGCCGAAGAACTGCGCTACTGGGGTGAATGTCGCTACGATGAAGTCCCAGACGGCTTGGAATACGGCAAATATTTGGTCCTTAAACGTAAAGAACAGCCCGATGATCAGCGCCACTGGCGCAAATATCACCGCCAAAATTGTAAGCCCCCATTGCTGCAAGAAAGCTACAACGTTATTAAATACGGTTGTGATACCTATCCAAATACTACTAAAAAAGCCGACTACACCACTAACAAACCCGCTAACAACCTGCCCAATAGCTCCGAACACTCCGCTGAACCAGCCAACTGCTGCACCCCATACTGCCGTGATGGCGTTCCACGCTTGGCCAAAGATATTGAACTTTACCTGCAAAAACACCAGTGCACCGACAACTGCGGCTATGGCGGTGGCCATGAGTCCAAAAGGCGTTATAGATGTCGCGGCAGCAAATGCCCTCATCGCATTACCGCCGTTTTTGAGCGCCTTTACTGCTTGTCCAACACCTGCTCCAACATTAACGACTTTTGCTGTAAACTGACCAATTTTTGCGGTGGCAAATGCCGCCCCCAATGCTGCAATAGCAGGGACAGCATTATCCATAATGAAGTTGGCAAAACCGACGATCGTTTGCTTGTTTTCTTTCAGAAAGGCGGTGAGCTTTGTGACGCCGTCACTAAACCTGGCAAATAGTCCATTTTGGTCAACTATTAGCCCCTTTTCAGAATCCACTCGTACACCGATAATTTCTAGCCCTAGTGACCGAATTGAGCCCTGCAAGCTAATCATTCTGTTCTGAAACGTGTTTGAGAACTTGCTAATATCAAGACTTTGTGCGTATTCTGCCATGGCCGCCGTGAACTCCTCGGCGCTCACCTTGCCACCATTGATTCTACCGGCAGCCTCTTCCATAGAAATACCAAACTTCTTGGCCAAGATGGTAGTTAGCGGGATATTATTGTTGATCAGCTGTAAAGCATCTTGTCCAAACAGCGCACCACGGCTCGTAACCTGTCCAAAAACCAGTGCTAAATTCTGCAAATTTGCACCAGAAACGATAGACAGTCTACCTAAGGTATCCATGTCTGGTATGACTTGCTGTGCCGTACGTCCATAGCCAAGCAAGGTAGAGGCTGCTTTTGAGGCGTCGGGAAAGGCTATTGGCTTACCAAGCACCTGATTGTACAGTTGACCAAAAACCTTGTTGGCCGCCTCGGTTGACCCAGTGAGCGACGCCATCTGCGCTTGTGTTGTTTGCAAGCCACTGGCGAGGTCGATAAACTGTTTTGCACCAAATGTACCGCCACCGATAACACCGGCAGCGACGATACCAAATTTTTTTATCGTATTAGCAACGCCACCAAAGCCCTGATTCAGTCCGTCAAAAAACTTGCCGTATTTTGATTGAGTCGAGTTAAGATTTCTCTCGCTCTCGTGCATCTTTTTTTGGACATTGCTCATGGCGGTGATCGCGCCACTCGAGTCAACACGATATGTAATTACGATCTCACCTTGTTGCACAACGGCACTCCTTAAAATGTGATATTATTGGGATATAAAATTTCTTAGCGAAAGGATTTACATGGCAAAAGAATATAAAGCTCATTGGAGTAGGTATTTTTCTATAGCGATCACCACATGGTGGTGGCTGGGGATACTCACTCTCGGCTGGTGGATAGTTTACAGTATATTGATAACTCGGAATCTTAGGATCTCTGTAGGCGAAGACTCCGTAACTGTCACAAGCGGAGCTTTTGCAAGAAGCGTTAAGACAATCAGTCTGAAGAATGTGAATAGTATTGAGTACAGTAGGTTTACGAAGACTGTCAAAATTGCTCTTGTTGGGTCGCAAACCGGATATGAGCTGGAGAGCAACATCAGCTTCAGCCGTATTGAGCATATGGACGAACTTGTTGATGATCTTCGTGCTGCTATTAAGCGTGCTCAATCTGCCAAATAACCCTACCATTTTGCCTGCTTCTCCAACAAACTAATCAGCTTGTTAGCCTTTTTACCGCTCAGTGCAGCGGTAATTACTGCCATTTGTTGTAACGCCTCTTGTGCCTTGAATACACGAGCTGCTTTGACTAATAATTCAGAGTCTCCGTATGGCATCTCTACCGCCTCGGCAAACGGTATTTGATAATAGTAAACTAGAGCAGCAGCGGTGATTTTCTGATTTTTCAAAATATCCTTGGTCTGTTTTTCAATCAGCAAGGCTAGCTTTTCTGGATCATACTGCTGCTCGTGGTCTTCCATTACTGCAATACCTCGACCCCCTCGGCGCGCAATGTTGCGTAATCCTCAGTCGCGAGCCTGAATAGCTCTGTCATGAATGCTTCGAGATTTTCATCTCCGATTAACTCGACGAGTTTATCTACTTCTGGCGCACCATCAATTGGTTCTAGACTAGAAAGCAGCTCGCCACTTAGCGAATTAGAAACAATCGCCTGTAGCTGTGCACTGCCCACACCCTTGACGCTACGCCTAGCATCATATTGAGCTGCAACCACTTTTGTACGGCTTAGACGCGGAACGACGTATTTCAAGGTGCTCACGTTGCCGTTGTCGCTCATTTCAAGTGCCATGACAACACGCGGCACATTAGTCTGGCTTTGAGTTTTATTAAACTTAAACGCCATCTCATTCTCCATTCCATAGTTGTAAAAACTACATTACTTTTTGTTAAATTACCTATTGACACGGTGTTTTTAGTACCGTGCCACCCCTGTTACGCAAATGTTAGGTCGCCCTTGATCAGCTTGCCGGTTACGCTGATTTCAAACTCAGTCAAACCGTCTTCCTGACTGATATCGCTCAGGGTCGCCGTAGCGTCGAGCATGTACAATGTATGGCCTGCTTGAGCTGCTAATTTCGGCACCAGCTTGAATACGCCGGGCACCTGTGTCGAACTGCCTTTTTGCAAGCCAACCTGTACAGCACCTTTTGTACCGACAGTAATACCAGTGGTGCCATCAATCGTCTCGCCACTGTTATATACATAACCAGGCACGATATTCTTGAGGTTGTCCTGTCCAATGTCCGTCACCTTAAACTTGATAGTCGATTTGAACGATTTGATAAGTTTGAGGTTCGTGCCGTCGATGAAATCACGTGTCACCTCATCCTTGTCGTTGTCAAAGTCCAGGTCGTTCACACCCAGGACTTGCTTGAAGTTTTTACCAGTCTTGTCCCCGAAATACAGATCGTGGTTCAAGCCGGCGTAATCGATTGCTGCCATTTAATTACTCCTTTGCTTAATCTTTCAAAACTAATGTTACAGATTGGGCACTCCATACCCCCATCCGTAATTCAGAGGCTTCATAGGCGCTGTCTTGCATCGGAAATACGCTCACGCGAATAAATCTCGCGTCAGTGTATGGCAACTGCATCAATGCCGTACGCAGCTTGCTGTCGAGCTCGTATAGCTCAGCCGCATCAGCTTTCACTACGGTAATCGTTAGTTCGGTGGTCAGTTTGGTATTACCTAAGTTACCACCGTCATATTCACCGCCGTTAGCCGCAACTGCCGCCATACCGTCTTGGCTTTTGTTTGCTGGTAATCGCCCGACAAACACATTTTTGCCAAGTTCTCCACCAACGGCAATAGCCACTACCTTTGCGATCTCCAATGCTACATTCATCTAAAAAACCTCTTGTAATCTTTCATGGTGCTTCTCACACCCTCATCAACGAAACCTTTACCAGTGCCGGCTGTAGTGTACTTACGCACCACATGGGTACCATTCGCACGCCTGCCGCGGTTCTGATACTGCGAGTAGACTGGCTTCCATGTCAATCTGATAGCATCTCTGCCAATTCGCCGTACCTCAACATTGCGGGACTTGAGCGACCCTCTACGTCTGAACGGTGCGGTGAGGTTGGATACTGTCAGAGTGTGATTCGCCATTGCGTTCAATCCTGTCGCTGCCTGATTCTGGAAGAATCGTTTGACAGCCACTGTATTGTCGACCACCGGCATGATTACACCTCTCTATCAAGCCTTTCCAGCTCAATCTCAATATGCTGTACTGTGCCGCTTGTTATAACCGCCCTGCCGACTGCTACATTGGCAACGCGGTACACCCGCTTAACGCCAAACAGCGTCACCTCGGCAAAATACCCCTCAATCGAGTAGCCAATTGACGACAACCAGCTATCTCGGCCGTCCAGATATGCTCTAGCATCACCCGTCATAGCGTCGTAACTACCGCCACGAGTCAAGCCACTTGTCTGCTCGACAACACACTTCACACTGTGTCGCTCGCCCCCCGTCTGGCGGTATACACCGTCTACGGGTGCGACCAAGGTGATGTTATCGCGGAATATCATGACGATGAACTCCACGCTGACTCAGCGGCGTATCGGTGTAGCCGGACACCACGCAACTGCTGATTGGCTTTACAAACTTTGCCAGTAGATCAACGTTCGCCTCAGCAAACTGATCAATAACTTGCTTGGCGCTGTCATATGTCACTGAATGACTCAGCACTGTTTCAGATTTTACGTTGTTGTAAAAACTACCTTGATTAGCTATTGACAGCGTGTCGAATAACCTTGCAATGAGTATTCTCAAGCCATGTGGCAACAGCGTTCCATATCCCCACGCCGCCTTGACGATGCACCGTTCAGTACTCAGCGGATCAACCATCTCGATGATATTGAACCAGCTAGCGTTCAGCTCGTCGCCTTGACTGACCGACTTGACCGCCAGCGGCATACCGCTTTCTGCTGTCACCTCTGGCAACAGACTGGTGAACGGATCGACAACTAGGAAACGTGAGCCGCAAGTTGCCTCATATCGACGTGGTGCATTTGCCTCGCCCTGCATTTTGACATCTAGCAACGCCTCCAACGTCTCCGTCACCTGCTGCAATAACTGCTCAAAGTACTTATTCTCGGTATCAGAAAGGGGGCGTAAAAGTACGCCCTCGATATCTTCTTTAGTTACCAATGCTGTCATCTCTTACGCCCCTCTCTGTTAGGCTACGTGTTTAATAGCCACTGCTGCTGCGATGCCGCTCAAGCCGCCACCTGCGAAGATCTCTTGCAAGTATTCGTGCTTATTCTGCTTCAACGCAAAGTTGGTGTAGCTCTCAATTGACTGATCGCCAACTACCTTGTATTTGTTGAATACAACCAAGTAGGCATCGTTTTCGGCGTCGTTAGTGTCGTTGAACCACTGTGGCGTAAACTTGCCAGCAAGCTCCAAGTCTTCCAAGATGTTAACGCCTGGGGTGTATAGCATGTGCTTGTCAGTACCTCGCTCATCTTTCAGAGCAGTGAGGTAGCCACGCTTTGCAATGATGTAAACGTCGCCCTCAGCCTCGATTAGGTCGCGTGCATTCAAGATAGCAGTACGGCGACTTTCCCCTGATTTCGGCGTATAGGTTTTAGCAAACACGTTGCCAGCCTTAGCGTCAGCTTTGACAGATATAAACGACTTGATCTTGTCGTCGCTAGCGTCGGCTAGGCCGTCACCGATAACAATCGCACGCTCGATACTTGCGATAATCCGCTTTGGCAACTCTTGCAATACGTAACGCAACAGTGAGCCAGTACTCTTGTTCTTGCGAATAGTTTCCTTGTCAAGAGTGAGGTACTTGTAGATGTACTGACCTTCGAGCACACGGTTCTCGATAGCAATCGTAGCCTCTTTCTTGTCTTTGCCGGCTTGGTGTCCCAGCGCACCGTCAGTATTGGTGTCCCAAGCTGTGTTGTAGGCGTCAAGTCCAGTTTTATCGACTAGGTTCCAAATTGGTCCGCCAGCCTTAAACGCACTCTCAACTGCCTCAACAACTGGTGCTGGGAATAGTTTGTCGGCACCAGTGACAGCCATCCGTACACCGTTAGCCTCAAGCTTGTCCATCCACGCTTCGCGAACGGCTGCCGCACCAGCACCTGCTTGTGCTACCAACACGTCAGCAAAATCTTCTAACGCCTTTGGTGTGTCCAGGTAATTTACGACAGTACCTTTGTCGACAGCTGCTGGATCAGCTGGTTCTTTAATTTGCATCTTTGCAATATCTTTCGGTTCCATTTCCGTGTCCTCCTCAGGATTGTTATCAGTTGATTCTTCCGGCTCTGATTGCTCAGCTTCGTCAGTAGGCTCAGCCTCTGGCGCGGCTTCCGGTGCCGCTGGTTCGTCAGTTTTCGTTTCAGGTTCAGGTGCATCTTCAGTCGGCTCCGCCGCCTTAGCTGCCTCCGCTTCTGCTTTCGCCTTGATCTGTTCAACTAGGCTCTGCATTGGCTTGGCGTCCGCTTGCTTGACCGCTGACATGCTGAATGCAAAGTTCATACCAAACGCATTCTGTACGACCTCGTCTTGCTTTTGCTTCTCTGGTGCCTCAGACACCTCATCGGCAAAACCGAGCTCGACAGCCTTATCGGCAAGCATCCACGTTTCCGCTTCCAGCAACTCAGCGATTTTATCCTCGTCAAGCCCTGTCCGTTTGGCGTAGATAGGCGTGATGCCCTCCTCGATTTTCGTCAGCACATCCTTGGCTTTCTCCATGTCATCCACTGTGCCAGCCGCATAAACGGACGGACGGTGAATCATGATCATTGAGCCTGGCGACATGATAATCTTGTCGCCTGCCATCGCAATTACTGATGCAATCGACGCCGCTAAACCATCAACCCTGACAGTGACATTTCCGTTATGATTCACAAGTGCGTTATAAATCGCCAAGCCTGCGAACACGTCGCCACCGGGGCTGTTAATGACAACTGTCAAATCGCCCGCGTGCTGCTTGAGTTCTTCGCGAAATAGGTCGGGTGTGACTTCGTCGCCCCACCAGGTATCGCTCGCGATAGGCCCGTTAAGTATAAGCTCTTGATTATTCGATGAAACGGAATTGCTCCACTTCCAGAACTTCATGCTTTTTTCCTTATTAAAGTTAATGCTTCGACTCCTGCTTGCCCGTCCAATTTGAGCGTTTTGCTCTCGTCTTATTTCTAAGACTACAGATTACGATTTATCGAACTCATAACGCACCTGATCGTCTGTCGAGGTAGCGTTGACGATCTTGATGTTGTTGACGTGCTTGCACTTCGCATTACTACAACGCACTTGTGCGATCATCTGCGTGACACCCTTGATGTTTAGGTAGCGGCCGCACTCCTCGCATCGCAAATCCAGATCAGCCATCTCATCATCGATAATTCGCCGCTCAGCATTGAGATATGCCTTGACGACGCGGTACTTCGGGTGGCAATGACCGTTCGGGTGGACATCATATCCGTCATTCTGTGCGAAATTATTGATGAATATGCCGCCGTCCCTGCCGATGATTGCCTCATTCAGATTCAGGATCGGCTCATCAACTGCCACCCACTTATCGATTAGCGTTGCACAAAACTCACACGGCTTGCCGGTCTCACTCTCCATTGCTTTCTCGATCAGTGTTCCCGTTTGGTTTTGCACCTGCTTCATAGCTTCAACACTCGACAGTGCATCAGCTCGTGATATCTCAGTGCGAGCCATTCGCTGCACTCGCCATTCGTCGGTCTTCATAATGCCACGCAGCTTCTCCTCCAGTTCAGACTGTGCCCAACCGTGCGATGCCGCATGATCAAGCACGCGACGGATTGAGGCGGCTGTATCGTCAGCGTATGAGCGTGCCACATTTAGCAGATAGCCTCGGTAGGCTTCCTGTGTCGATGCTGCCACCACAAAGCCAGTTAATCCAGCAGTGGATACGCCGTTGTCTATCAATAGTTGCTTACCGTCCTCAAAGTAAATCGCACCTTGAACTATCATCAACGCCACGATGATCAGCAACAGCGCCTCAGCAAACTCGTTCTGCTCGTCGTCTTCCTCAGTACTGTTTTCAGCCACCTGACGAGACTCAGCGATAGCTCGATCAACCTGTTTCTGCATAAACTCAGTCGTTGCGTCATAAATCAGCTGCTCAAAGTCATCGAGCGTCTGCGGCTGCTTGTCGGCTGTTGCTTTTGGGTTTGTGCCATTCGCTTCTCCTCGAGCCCCCATGTTGCCAACCTTACGGCGATCAGGTGCGTCTGCCACTTCATCGCCCTCGTCAACATCTGGCTTATCGTTCTCAATTTCTGGCGGTTTGTAGTCGCCCTTACGTAGCAGCTTAAAGTTGTTCGGCAATTTCAACGCATCAATGATACTCTCGGTGCTGTATCCAGCCGCCTCTAGCTTCAAGATGCTGTTAATCCGAATATCATCAGCCTCAGCCTGCACTTTGACCTCGTCGACGACCTGAGGAATAGCGAACTCGTAGGTAATGGCCACGCCCATGCCGCCGGTGATTCGGTTCAGCTCGTGCGTCAGCTGTGTGTAGTTGCGTAACAGTAATGGATCAACGACATTCTCAGCAAACACCTGCTTGGATACCTGTGCATTAGCGTATGTAGCTGTATCATCAATGCCTTTCATGATTGCCGACACGCCAAATGACGTATCAATACGCCTGTCCACCTGCTTAAATAAGTTTTCAAAGTCAATATCTTTGTTTGGTTGTGAAAATGGCACCCACTCAACGGCCGCTGTGGTCGACGGCTTGCCGGTCTTAGAATCAACCGGTCGGTGTGTGTAGGTGACGTTGTTATTGCTGCCAGCTCCGCGATGAGCGTCCTGTAGCATCGCCACGCTTTCTTGGAATGATTGCCGTGTTGGTGCGGTAATAATGAATTGCCCGGCCGGCACTGCTCCGTTCTCGAAAAAGCCAGCCTGGAAGTCAGCAATATAGTCGTCGAGAGTCGCCCAGCGGCGCGAGGCCTCAGATGGCGAATATCCAGCATACAGGTCGTTTGGATCAACACCACCGGGCAACACCAACACCTCATCCTCAGTGAACGTCTGCGCGCCAACTGTGTATGTTGTCTTGCCGTCAACTCGCGCAACTCGCGGGAACTCCAGGAATGTAAAGCCGGCAATATTCTTGCCACCCTGGCCCAAGAAATCACCGCCAGGCTTTGCTTCTCCGCCATAGTTACTCCAAACCAAAATGTACGTCTTCCGCAAGGACAATGTCGATACAGCTATCTTTTCAGCAAACGCCACGGAGCTGTCAGATTTGTTCGGGTGGTACAGAGCATTGATGACTTCGTGTGGCACCTGCTTGCCGTTGCCGTCGATAGCAAACGGCCGCACCGTCATGTATTTATTGGCAATCGTGCGAATATTAGGATAAGCCGTCGCATAACTGCTGGCTCGGTAGTGATCAAACATCGATAATCTCTGAAAAGCGGGGTTAACGCTACTCACACGTCGCTCGCCTCTTAGTCCCATAGCTGTCTTGATAATTCCCATCTACTTATTACTCCTGTATAAATAAACCGACCAAAATATCAGCTGTACGCCGATAAATACCACTGTGGCGACCTTGCCGCCGTAATATAGCCAAATACAAAATGGCACGCCGACAAACATCAGTAGCCCTATCCACGCCTCAATGACAGTATCCTTGTCTGGCTTTCGAAACTTTAATTTGCGCAAAAAGTCTTTCAATTTCATATAGTCCTCTAACTGTAAATATACGGATTACATAATCCCGCCCCACTCCATCACCACTTCATGTCGCAACTGTAGCCAAAAGCCCATCAGTACAGAGTCAAATATGTCAGGAGATTTGCCGAGCCGCTTCTTGATTGACTCCTTAGACTCCAGCACAAACACCTTATCTTTATATTCGTGGTGGTGCATCTGTGCCTCCTTGATAAACTCATTGAGAAAAGGAAAGCTCTCGAGGATTTTGACCTTGCCGCTATCTAGCCCCATTGCCAGCATGTACGCCACCTGTGATCGCAGATTATTGAATGCCATCAGCTCCTGTGAATGCTCAGCATCCTCTCGGCTCTTTGGCTCGTCATCGAATGTTAGGAATGGGTCAGGCGAAAAGCCAGACTTAAACACCGCGAACTCAGCACCACGGTCTTTACCGCCATCAATAACGCCAACACCGACACCCACGCCGTCGACTGCGGTATTCTCGTAGCCAATAGAGAAGTTATCTGAATGCTCAATCAGCCACTCAGCTTGTTTGCCAGTCTCTATCTGCTTGTTCGAGTCTTTGGTGATAGTGCCGTCAACCAGCGTCAGATTTTCCCAATCCACCGCCACGCTACGGTCAATGCCATCACGTGCCACGTCGTATCCAGTCGTCTTGCGGCCTGGTTTATAACTTTTAACGACAGCCTTGGCAAATATGCTCGAGCGGAATATCGTCTTACTCTCGTCTTGGTACTCCCAGTTGTTTTTTAGGTACCGTTCAACCCACCACGTCGGGTTGGTCATCATAGCATCAATATCTGATTGCATCTGCCATGAATCCGACAAATCAAACTCGACTACACGAATATTTGGCGGCAGTGGCTCATACTTGCCATTTCCGCCATACTTCCAACGCATATACACCTCTTTGATGTGTTCAACATCATTTGGATTTAGAGTGATAATAGCGATGCTCGGCTGCCCGTTGGTGTTGCGGCGGCCCTTACGGGATCTAGCTGTGGTAAACATCGTCAGAGACAATTCGTCAGCCTCGTCAATATGACTAGCGCTGGCGTTGATACCTTTAATCTTCTGCCCATTCCTGTCTTTCGTCTCGTCCGCCTCCACAAAACCAATCTTTGAGCCGTTAGGGAACTTGATTTCATAGTCTTGGCCGTTATATGTGTAGTCCTCGCCCTCTTTGAAGTTCTTACGATCGAGCATCGTCAGATACGACGGAATCACCGACCGCTTCGCCGTGCTGATATTCTTGCGAAAAACCGTCCAGTAGGTCTTCTCAAATGTGTCGCAAATATCGATGCCGATATGTGCTGCAATATCTGTTTTGCCCGTGCCAACGGCACCGATCAGGTAAATAGTATCAACCTCAGGGCAATCGTTAATAATATCGACAACGCTCTGCTGCTTTGGCTTCAATTCTAGCGACATGAACTACTCGCCTTTCGTTTTACGCGGCTTGATGGTCGAGACAATCTTTGGCGGCTGTTTCTCGCGAACGCTGACGTCCAGGTCGACGTGGTCAACTGGCTTGCCGAACGCTCGGTCTAACATATCCTTGATGGCTTTGTTATCAGGCTTCTGCGTAGCGATAAAGTAATATTCATCATCTACACCATCCAGCTCGCCATCGAGAAATGCCGCAATAGTCTCAGGGTCGGTAACTTGCTCTGCCGGTAACCGATTGCCTTTGCGGTCAGTCTTGATAACAAACAGCAGCTGCACGCCCGTCGCCAGTCGGAACTGTGCTTCGTACAACTTATCGGCGTTTCTAGTAATTCGATCCAAGATACGCTGCTTCTCTTTCATACGGTCGAGAACCTTTTGGGTCTTTTTGCCCTTGACTCCGCCGCTGCCTTTCCTGGCTCCGCCATGAGTTGACGGCGATGTACGTTTACAACCAGCCACGTGGATATCGTAGTTGTCTTGCCGCTTATACTTTCGGCCGCACTTAGGACATGATTTGAAGTCATCTTTCATGATTATAATTCTAGAGATTGACGCGTAGCTCTTTTGGTATTGACTGCTCGGAAACGGCCGAGATGTGCACGCCGTAACTGTTTGCGATGAGCTGTGCCTGCATGAGGGTCAGATCTTTAGTGCTTTGCAGCTTTCGTAGCATATTTTGGTATGGTTTCTTGTTTCGGTCTTGCCAAGACTGCAAGAGAATGTAGTGCGACAACGGCTTGCATTTTCGCTCGTCGCCAATAATAATTGCTTGTTTCGAAATATAATAAATGGCGACCTGCCCGATCTCCTGACGGCGTCGCCTTGTCTTGTCTTGTTTGTCGATTTTTAGCCATTTGACCATGCTTGTTGTCCCTCCTCTACCTCTGAAATATACAGATTAGGCGCTGGCAATCGCGGCCTCCCAACCGCTCAATCTCACCAGCGCCTAGCTATAAAATGCTTTGACTGTTTTATCAAGCAGTCAAGCGTTCCACTTCAGTCATAAACCTCTCAATCGTTTGACTATTGCTGCCTCTCGACCTTGACGTTGTCAATACACTGCCAAGGCGACGATGCCATCGTAAACACTTTACTGCTCGTAACAACCACCTTGATATTCTTGTCTCTCGCGGCTTCATTTACCAATTTGATGTATGGCGAATTTGGCGGCAGACAGAACTTGCTGGCATTTTCTTTTGTTACTACAGTGTTTTCTGACGCACGGATACTGAAATATGTGTTACCGCCCAATACGCTATCGTTTTGGTTGTTGTAAACGATTCCCGAAACTACACTTTCAGAAGCCTCCCATCGTACTAACGACACGCAGTAGATAGCAGCGGCAAGCACCACGATAGGCAAAGCTATGGTTAGTGTGTTTTCTAAAAAATCTCCTATTTTAGACATTTTAATCTCCTATTTAGTTATTGATTCGATAAACTCAATCGCCTCATCGCAGCCTTTGCAAACAACAGTCTGAACGCCGGCTTCGTTGAGTGTTTTAATCCACTTCTTTTGGTTCTCTGATGTCACGCCCCCTTTCTTGCGTTTCATTTCGATAGCGACAAGACGATGATTTTTACCATAAACACCGTCGCCACCAACAACAGGATTGTCTCCATAGTGTATGAACTCCATCGTTGCGTCGCTATAGTCTGCTGGGACTACCACGAACAGATCAGGTACCCCAGAACTCACGCCAAGCTTCTTATTCTTGATTCGCTGCTTATGGCTTTTGGTATAGGTTTCGTTAGGCACTCTAAAACGTGGATAGCCGCTATCGTCCAGCCATTTAACAAACGCCTCTTGCTCTTGGTCTTCGTATGGATTATCTATGTTTGCGAGATTAGGCATCGCTACTGCCCCCATCAATTACCTTTAAACACTCACTCGGCTTCCTCAAAAAGCGTTCGGTGTTCTCGCCATCTTTCATTTCAACCAGCACCTTGGTGACCTTTCGAGTTCTAGGTATTACAAAGAGGCCAAATAAATATGTAGTACGTCGCTCTTCAGTCATTCCGCCGGCGATAACAGTGCCAATCCTATATCTGTCAGGATTATTCTTTCTTTCGTCCCGATAGTTGAAATACACTTTGTCGCCGACAGCAAGCCCGTCAAAAGACTGCCGAAATGTCGACTCTTTAAGTTCGATTTCACCCATTACTTCCTCCTCTTTTTAGATTCATCTAGCCACTCTCGATACTCGATCTCGTCCTCGATTGCTGGCACGATTAGGGCTGTCAGTATTACGATTGCGAAAATTACCGCGATTATTATGGTCATGATTGTTTTTCCTCCGGCTTCTTAATTCGGACAAGGCGACAGTTTGTAATATATGTCCCCATGATGCTTGTCCTATCGCCAGTCTCTAAAGCTCTAAGCGCCGGTAGTCCCACGCCACACATCTCTACAATCTGGCAGACGATGTTAATTTTTTTGCCAGTCTCCGCATCTGGATAGATAACCAAAACATAATCGTGCATCCGCAACTTATCATCGTCGCCTACTTCCCAGTCGTCGTAGGTAAAATGGCTTAAAACCAGGTCGCAACATGCTGCGTGGTTGTAGTTGTAATCGCTGTGGTCTAGCGGCTCTTTAACGTAGTCGTCCCATAGAGGTTGGCCGCAGTTGTGACACTCTGGACGGCCAGCGCAATAGCACATGTCGTGTCCGTCGTTGCATAACAATGCACGAGGGTCGCCTCGCCGTTTTATGTCAGTCATCGTCCAACTCCTCTAGCCTCTTTTTATTTGCGTAGTCAATAAGGCTCTCGAAATCTATGCTCATAGTCACCTCGATGCGTGGCAATAGGAATATGGTTCCGTCAACTCCGCTTCTTACAATGGAATCAAACTCGAAATTAGCAAAAGCCAAACATGAATCAATATTATCTTTGATGTAGTCTATAACCTGTTTTCGATCAGTTTGTAGCATGGTACTTTTCCTCAGGTAACTCAGAATTTTTACTATCAAAACGCCTGTCTATTATCACGAATGATTGCCAAGGAGCTTCTCTGAAAATAGTTCCAACCGTTTCTTTGGCCAATAACTCGGCATTATAAACGTCTTCATACCAACCACTAGCAATGACAAGTATTCCATTGTATTCATAATTAAATTCATATTTGTAATATCGAGCGAAATTGACCTCGAGGTTTTCATACTCTTCTGGCAATTCATTTTTAATTTCCTTGTTTTCGTCTATAACTACGATTTGTTTCATTGACATCTCCTTTCTTTATGTCCACAGAACTGATGCTTTGTTATCTCATCCTCACAATCAGATTAGCCACATTGCCAAGTCTGGTTTTGTGCATATCGTCTATAGCGATTACTTTATAAGTGCTGCACAATTCTTGATATTGGCTTTTAGAATATGTCCGCCATACATATTTCTCAAGCTGTAGTCGTTCAACCCATTGTTGTGCATACTCTTGACCACCGGCGCTCCAGACAACCACCTTCACGTTTTTGAATATACGGGAACAAAGAATAAGAAGCTCTATTGCCTGAGTATTGGCTGCATCGAATGGGTAAACCTGACCATGTACTCGTCGTTCTTGCACAACGTTTTCGTTGATGTTGCTGATCAAAGTTCCATCAACATCAAAGGCTATAATAAAGTTCTCCATTTTGTCACCTGCTGGTAGATTGCTCATATTCTCCTTATCTACACGAAATCGTGTATTTTGGTTTACTTTCAATTTTCAAATTAAAGTAAAATGGTGGTTTAGTTTAATTTCGTTACATCATCCACGTCTCGCCATCGTCATATGGATTAACGCCGTTTACAAACTTGCCGCAATTAGGACACATTGAGGCAGCGTCAGGGTAACTTCCAACATGATACGGCTTTAGCGATGCCTGATACGCCTTCCAGTTCCTGCTGTCGCCATGGACAAGCAATATTTCGTCATCGCAACAATCGCGTTTTACCATCCACCTGTCGGTGTCCATATTGTCTGTATAGTCAAAGACCCAATTGCACCATTCGATTTTAGGTATCATATTTATCCCCCATTTTATGCATCGTCAGATTTTATCGGTGCAACACCAGCCACAATCTCGTTTCCATCCCAGGCGTAATCTGGCGAGGATTTTACCAAGATTGGCTCGTCATACTTGCCAACATGAATGACTACGCCGCCCATCATGCCGTCGCTCTGCTTGAATTGTCGCAGTGCCTCGATAAGCAATTTAGGATTAACCACAACCGACTTTACAGGAAACGCCTCTGAACTTTTTTGCTCGACGAACGGGCACGTTTCTGGAAAACGCAGCTCGGTTTGCTCTTGAAACGGAATCTCAGCCTTGATCGGAAAACTCTCATCAATCGGCACCATTTCACCGTACGGATTTGTACGAACAATAATTTTGCCATCATGAACATACGCTCGGTCAAAGTCAGTCTTCATGACTTTATCAGCGGCAACGAGAACACTCTGCGGGATATTCATTGAGCAGGCTTTTGCGCCAGGCTCGGCATCAACTTCACGGCGGATCAGCTTATAGCCGTCTGTAGAGATGAGCGTGGCTTTATATATGCCTTTTTCCTGCTCAACGACCTCTAGCCTGACATTCTCCAGAACCTTGTTCTGCGGCGTTGGCTTCTGCGCCATTTTATATACAGCGATCTGCTGCTTGGTTAGCGAAACGATACTGCTCACTTTTCCCACCAAAATCCTTTCTGCCCAGCCTCAGTCTCAGACGGCTTGTCGCCGTCTTCCAAACTACCAGCTGGCTTATTATTTATCTTGACCGCGATGTCTACGCTCCGAACGCCGTGCTCCAGCAACCATTTCTTGGCTCGCTTAGCATCAGATTCGGTAGCGTAGGTTTTCGCGTGCGGCTTATTCTTGTCGTCGCTCCAGCGAACCGTGAATGTGCAATTCATTAGGGACATTACGTAGCCTCCAGTTTCTTGCGTTTGCGGCGCTGCTTTTTGCGAAGTGCTTTTTTAGTCATTTGGATCCTCGATCGTGCCGCCAAGCAACTCAAGCCGCTCGGTGAATTCTCGTTCAACATCTTTAGCTCGAGGTGTAAGACCGAATGTTTCAAATCCAATACTAAATTCAAACTCGCTGTGGCCTAGTTCAGGTATACTCTCGTACCGAAGATTGAATCGTTTATTGTCAATGTCAGCGTTGACCAATCTATACGCCTGCTTGCCAATCCAGACCATATGTGGAATTGTAGATCTTACCATTTGTCAATCTCCAAACCTCTCATACATACAATTTTCGTGCATATCTGGATAGTCTTTTCGCTCTGCGTCAGATTTGATGAGTGCTAAATTGCACATACTACATCTGCCGTACGGTGCGGTTTTTTCAAATTCAGCCAGCTCGTCATCCTGCTTAGGTCTACGCTTGCTGATTCGGCCGCAAATCCGAGCTGCCTCCCGATTGAGCGCAAAGCCTGTTTTGTCGCCTCTTGACCTCGATCCGCCCTTTCTGCCAATTTCACGGTAGAAGTTTGGATTTTTTGCGAGAATTGTTGCGGCAGCTTTCCTGCCGCCACTCTTCGTTCCCGTCATGACTCTCCTTTCATTTATTAAAATGGTATTTCGCTTAAATCAATCGGCTCGCCAAGGTCAATGTCCTCGGTTGTTTTCGCCGCTTGGTTGGTTGTAGCCTTTGTCGCTTTAGCATCATCTTCGGCGTATCGCTCAGTCGCTGGCGCGGCGTTATTGCCGCTACCCTTAGCGTCGCTCAAAAGCTGGAACTGATCGATGATAATTTCAGTGGCTTTACGCTTGATGTCATCTTTCTCCCAGATTCGTGTTTGCAGGCGGCCAGTAATACCAATCTGTTTGCCTTTCGGTGCATATTCCGCCAGTAGTTCGGCCGCTTTATTCCAGGCGACGCAATCGATAAAGCTAGCGTCGGCATCCTTGCCGTAGCCGTCAACCGCTAGTGCGAATGAGGCTACGG